TGCTGCTTTGTCGAGGAATGTAACCACCTCCGACTTGGACTTACCCCCACATACTTTATCCACAAGATTCCCACAACGCAAATAGACACTATCTGTATCAGATGCCACAACATAATCATAATCTTCAGTACCAACTGTCTTGTTTAAAAACTCATTCAACTTGTCGGCAATCCACCTGATTGCCAACTGCCCCGAAAGTGTGATTGAAGTCGCTAGGTCAACATCGTAGTATCGGAACCATTGATTACCAATAGCACCATAAGCAGAGTTCAATTGAATCTTACGAACCAACTGAAAGTTATTGTACTTGGCAATTTCATTTTCCAACCCAGACTCACCTAACTGCTGTCGTTTCTGACAGTCAATCATCTTCTTCTTGTACAACTTACGTTCTTTGTACATCTTTTCCATTAGTGCAGGGAGGAATCCTTGAATATCTTTTCGGTAACAGGTTCCACTCGCCGCGATGGACATTCCCTTGTTTTTTCTTTGTGTTAGTTGCTTATGACAACGCTCATCTAATTTAAGAATATTGTCCACGTTGATCCACTCGCTAGTCCCACAATCTACCTTTGTCTCTGGACTAATGTTATACTGCATAATAAGGTGAGGGTATAGACTGTTCAAGTCAAAGGACAGAACCCAATCATGCATTCCTGTAATTGGTTCTTTTACATATGCACCAGCATATTGTTCACTCTTGGAACCATGCTTCTTCAGGGGAATAACAGTTCCTTCAGATCGTAGATGATGATAAATGATCTGGTCCCAAGTACGAACTTGAGAGAAGACATCGACAAGATTCACTTTTGCGGTGTATGCTAATGCAAGAGCGAGTTCAATTAACTTCATCTTCCCTTCGAGTTTCTCAATGAGGATCGTATCTTGATAGTTGTATTGCACAAACTTCGAGAAGTCCTTTTTGTAGAAATCCGAGATGCTATCGTATTCATCATATGACAACTTACTCTCACCAAGTTCAACCGAAGCAATGTGATCTAATTTGTAAGATTCTTGATTTGTGTAAGTAAAAGTTTGATACAGATCAAGATAATCTAGAGTAGCAACACCTGTCAAATCAAAGGCGAGTTTCTCACCATGTAGGGTTCGGACAGTGTGTTCACGAACATATCCCCACGGAGAAAGTTTGTTTGCTTCTTTCTCTCCAAGGAGTTCACGCATTCTAGAATAAAGATATGCGATGTCAAAGAATTTGACGTTCCACCCAGTTACGATGTCGGGGTCGAGTTTCTTCCAGACCTCGATGAAGGATCGAAGCAAATCTGACTCGCTACTAAAACTATGAGTATGAGCATCCCGATCATCAATACTAAAATCGCCAAGGGCAAAAACATGAGTCTCAGAATCCACACGAATGGTAATAACAGTAACTTCTTCAATTGGGTTTTGGACATCGGGAAAACCTCTTTCACATGTTGTCTCAATATCTAGGTAAGCAATCCGAACGAGAGAAGGATCGTAGTTAACTTCCTCTTTGAAAAGATCACCAATGAATTGATAAACATAATCACTGTTGCCATAAATCTCAAAACCAGAAACGCCTTCGTACTGCTTGATGAAATCCCGACAATCTCGGATTGTCCCCGGACGGAATGGTTCGACCCAATTACCATCTAGTGTTTTAAATTTAGTTGGTTCTGTGGACGGGACAAAGAGAGTGGGATTATAGTCCACACTCTCCTGTACCCGCTCACCTTTTCGGAATCCGCGATAGAGAACTTTGTTCCCTCTCAGCGAAACATTGGTATAGAAACCCATATTAGGTATCCTTGCAATATAGACCTGTGTTCGTTTGATCTGACCAATTTTGATATTGTCGAGGAGTTGGTTTAGTTGGTTCCTGTTGCATATCCTTCTCCTTTGTATATGCAGCAAGAAGAACCATGTAATTAATTACATCAATAACTGTGTCCTTGAAACTTTCATCCTCGACATGCATCTTACCAGAGTCGAGGAAGGATGATAGGCGACTCATCTTGTCGGTGATCCGAACCATGAACCCCTGTTCGGTGTCACATATTCCCATCGCCTCACATCTGGTAAAATTAGCAAATGGTTCTGTTCCATGATTGCCAGCATAATCTCTATTCTTTAAATTCATTAGATCTCTGCCTTCATTGCAGAGTTGTTCATGAAACTTTAGTAGTTCGTCGCGTGTCATTGATACCTTTCATTTTTTACCGGTGCTGCCCATGCCGCCATCCCGAGTCTCTAGTATAGCAGGTCTTGCGTCAATTTCAAGTAGTTCATAGTTTAAAACTTTTTCTAGCATCATTTGTGCGATGCGATCTCCGTGTTCAATTTTATATGATTCTAAACTATCGTTTCTTAGCAAAACATATAATTCTTCTCTGTAGTCGTGATCGATAATCCCGACGCAGTTTGCCAAAGTTATTCCTTTTTTATATGATAACCCAGATCTTGCAAATACCTTTACAACATGTTGCTCAGGAATTTCTAAAACAATACCAGTGGGTATTGCCATTCTTGCTCCGGGGTTGATAGTCAGTCCATTGGGACCAACGCAAGAATATAAATCATAACAAGCGGAACCAGCAGTCGCCTTTTTTGGTGCGACTGCTTGTGAAGTCATTTTATAAAAATTCAATTCAATCTCCTATTTTATGCTAAACCAATCGTCCGTCGTTGCCCAAATCTATAACTGGTTTCTCTAAAGTTTTGATCGACCTCTATTTGTTCAAAAGCAAAGTTGTAGGCACGGACACAACCTATTTCGCCAGTCCAAAATCTATTTGATATTTCTCCAATTGGTTCTTCATTATCGCCTGCGCCGAACGATTCTATTTCTGCCATACCTATTCTCCACTGCATTAAGTTATAAAAACTTCTCTGAGAGATCGTATCTGTGGTGCAAGCAAAGTTTTTTTGATACGATGGAGTATCCAATACTCCATTTATCCAGACCCTAATCCCAGCGTCCCTTGTTGTTGCACCTGAGCATCTCTCTAAATCTGGATCGTTAACAACAACTAAGTGAGTCCACTGTCCAGAAGTCTGTGTATCATTGGCGGTCTCATACCACTTAATAGGGTGATTGTTGGCGAAATCCGGATCTCCATCAAGACCCTCACCATTACCAAAACCAATTTTAATTACATTGGAGACAGTATCGTTGTATCCTCTGTTTTTATATCGAATACTAAAAAAAGAATCTTCTTGGTTTAATGGTTGAACTCTTCGGGTATCAACATTAACAAAAGGAGTCTGCGGTTGCCCCTGTTGAGGAGTATATGGACAACCACAAATTAGTCCTTGATTATGTCCAATTGCATCAGCGTTAAACCAAAGTTCAACGGTCCATGCGAGATCGCCCGGAAATTTTACCGGATTGCCGTTATTTAAAAAGAAGGGAGAGGATCCATATCGGGTATTACCCAGTGCGGTCGCTTCACCGTTTTTTGGTAAAGTTAACTGTCCACCTGCTCTACCAGTAAAGTCAACACCCAAAGCACGACCGTCGATCTGACCACCAATCTGACCACCAGTAAAACCGGGACCGAATGCACCTTCAGATCCTTCCGGGTACGATACATCGGTTTTTATTCCAGTTCGCAGGAGACCATTCGGATTTGTTTCTTCTGTCTCAAAGTTACTACTCAGATCAATCCAAGTAATCCCTTCTCCTTTGGAATATGGTTGAATAGAACTGTCGTATTGTGTGTCCAACCACATTACTAGTCCATGTCTAACAATATTAGGAAGATGAAATTGATTTTTTGCACTCATACTGTGAACCCAACAGAGTATCTCATATCCCGCATGATTTGTCCAGTGGTAATTCCATTAATTCTCAATTCTAGTGTTGTACCAACGGGAAGTGTCTGATTTATAGTCGCGGTGGTTGGAACATCCGTTCCAACGGGAATACTAATTTTACCAAGTTGGATTCCGCGACCATGTAGAGTGGCACTACACCCAGCGGGACCAGTGGATGCCACAGCAGAGAATTCTTTGATAGTTCTCACTGTCACTGCTCTTGCGTCAACATAATATCTACTGAATGGGAAGTTATTCGGGAACTCAATGTGTCCATCGTAGGAACTAGTTATCCCACTAACACCACCGCCGCCACCAGCAGATGCAATTGTAAAGTTGCCATTTCCATTGTCGGTGATGGTAACATTACTTCCCTCGGTCAGAGCGAGAACACCGCGAGTTGCTTGGTGTGTGCTATCGGGGAAGGTGATTCCCTTATCAGTAGAAATTCCTGCGTTGGCATGAAGAACTGTTTCAAAGATGTTAGGCGTTGTTACCGTTAATCCTTCACCATTAGTTCCTTGTATTTTGAGACCATTTTTTAGAGTGAGTACGGCGATGTTATTGGCATTAGCACCGATGGTCATGTTATTGCCTAAAATTCTCATCTTCCTACCACTGCCAGATGGTTGGTTATCATCTGTAACATACAGACCCAGTTGCGTTCCATCGACCTCAACTTTGGTTTTGTTATCAGTAACACTGGCGAATGACTTTCCACGAATCACGGACCCGGAGAGTGCGCCTATGCCACCAAGAGTCATACCACCAAGAGCAATAATTCCGCCATCAGAGGAAACACCACCAACATGAATGTTTGCAGTTTGATCAATACCGAAGGTTCCACCAGCAGCATCTAGCGTGAGTCCGCGAGTTGCTCGATACCCAGTAACTCCAACAGTGCTACCGGTTGCACCTGTAGCACCAGTAGCACCGGTCGCTCCGGTTGCACCAGTAGCACCGGTCGCTCCGGTAGTGCCATCACCATCACCACCAATAAGTGGTTGGAAACTTAAGTAAAATATATCTCCAGATTGGAGTGGACCTGTTCTTCCGGGACCGGATCGACCCTGATCGCCGCTAAACAAGTCAACCGGTCGCCCTGACTCATCAATCCTCCCGATAGGAATTTGATATCCCCTACCCCCAATAACCCCATCGGAGTGGTCGGGGTGATCAATTGCTCCTCCGGGTTTTACATAGAACCACACTTCAGTAGGAATTTTACCTTGAGAGAAGTCTGCACCTCGGTCATGTGGAAGCATTTGTGTTAATTTACAAATGGCGACTGCCTCAGTTACATTTTGACGGGTTGCCAGTCCTTGAAGTTTTGCACCAGTCGCACCAAATAATATGGTAAGTAGTTTGGGAATATGAGTGCCTTTACCATCACCGCCATAAGCAAAATCACTTATTATTAAATGTGATGGATACTCGTTTGAACCGGAGTTTGGCCAATTGGGTGTGTCACCTGTAACTGCGTTGGGTTTAGCACCGGTAGAAAAACTAAATTTAAAACTTCCGGGTTGGGTTCCGGATGCAAGGGGAAGGGGAGTTGTGGTGCCAGTCGAACCATCAAATCGTGTGAAGAAACCAAATCCTCCGGGCAATCCGAAGGTATCTCCACCAGTTTGACCTGCTGGTCCCGTATTGCCTGTGGTTCCTGTTGCACCTGTGGAACCAGTCGCTCCGGTAGCACCAGTCGCTCCGGTCATCCCTGAAGTACCCAATGCTCTCCAGAAAACACCAGACCACTCATATATTGAGTTGGAAAAGGTTACGCGGTCGCCGACTGATGGTGATGTTGGAAAATCTGACATGTTTTGTTCTTACTCCTATTTATCCTAGATTCAATTCTGTATCAATATCACCGCTTGAGTATAATTCCATTACTATGGTTGTGTTTCCGTCCCAACCCAATGAACCACCTGCCGTGATACCAGCAAGAGTCCATACGGGAGGTTGAACTTCCTCAAAACGAAAGTCATCGTTGCCGGTGGGATCTTGTACTCCAAACTCATATTTGCGACCTCCTATGGTGGCACACATTATGGCGTTTGGATATTCTAGATAAAAATCGTTAGCACCACCTGCGGGAGACCCGGCAGGATAATCAGATCCGGGATCTATACGAATACTTCCATTTGCTCCGTTTGATCCACCATCATTCACCAGTAGTTGCCCTCCCCCTGAAAATATTAAGTTGCCATCACTCCAGTCCTTGGTGACAACATTCCACCAAGCATTACCGGTACTCCATGAACCAAGAGTTGTTTCAACATAGGTCAAAAGACTAGAATTATATTCACCCATGCGACATAAAGGACTCATTGTGTATACCCAATCGCAAACTGGAAGTCTCTACAACCACTATTTCCTGATAACGTAAATTGCAATGTCGAACCAGCAGGCAGAGTTGGATTTGCTAGTGCAGATAAAGTGGTAGCACCAGTCACACCATCACGCAAGAGAATAGTTCCAATTGCGTTTCCATTGCCATGAAGTTCGGCAGTGCATCCACCCGTCACCGCGATGGCGAAGAACTCTGTGATGGTTCTTGGTGCAACAGTTCTTGGGTCAATCTTAAATACTTTATTTGATGCACTTTCAATGTTACCGACATATGAGTCAGTGATTGTTGATGTTCCAGATCCAGATGCTGCACTAGATTGGTGAGTTCCATCAGGGAAGGTGATACCTTTATCAGTAGATATACCTACCTCGGCATGAAGGATATTTTCGGTATTAAGTCGATTACCGATGATTGTCGCTGTGCTAGTTACTCTTGCTCTATTGGTCCCACCCGCCTTGAAGTGGAGTACATTGTTGCTTGACAAGTCAATTCCCGTGTCGTTACCTAGACTAGCATCAAGGAATTTGTCAGCATGAACTGTTCCTGCAAAAGTTGCACCTGCGGCGGAAGAGATACCCACACCGATTGCCATTCTAGTTGCATCTAGCGTAACTCCTACAACTCCGCCTGCACTAAGATTAATTGTATTGGTTTTAAACCCAAGGAAAGTATCGGTGTCTCCTGAGTGCTGTAATCTATCATTTATTTGCACTCCGAATGTACCGAAGCGAATAAGACCATTTGTTGGATCCAGTAAAATTAGATTACTACCGTTGACATTAATACTATTGGAGAGAGGACCAGCAAAATTAATATCTCCGGAGATGGAAACATTTCCATCCGAAGAAACACCCGCAACAGCATGAACAGTGCCGGTGAGTATGATGTCACCATCAAAGGTTGCACCACCTGTAGATGATATGCCGTGACACTGCAATCTAATGTCTTTTTCTATTCCAAGATATCCAACGGAGGCAATATTTGATACTGTGAGACCAGTTTGGTTTACACTGTTGGCGGAGAGGGCGATCGGACCTTTATTAATGAAAGCATTTCCGCCTATGCTGGCAACCCCAGTGTTCCCGTTTGGTACGACAGTTATGTAAACGACATCACTTAATGATGGTGTTGTGTCAACCTCAATTCCACTTCCACTAGTGTCAGTGATCGTAAGTATATCAGCAGCGAAAGATACCGACCGACCCGATTGTATGGGGGTTTCATTTACTATGATTCCCAGTTCCGTGCCGTCCTCTTTAAGAATTTGTATAAATCCGCCATTGGTGTTGAGCAGAGACAACACTTCGCCAATATCATTTCCGTTTGCGTCAGTGTCATGTATGATAATTTGATCAATCGTACCCGAGATGTTTGATGCGAAATTAATACCACCAGCAGCAGGACCAGCACCAATTCCGATACTGGTAACTGTATACTTAAGTCCAGCACGACTCGCTGTGGTTTGATGTGTTCCATCAGGGAAAGTAATACCATTTGTATCTAACGAAAGACCCGCACTGTGAATTGCAGATGTGGGGTCGATGGACATGGTATGACCCTTACCCGCTGCTATTGTGGTTAGTGTAAGACCATCTCCCGCCAATAAGGTAACTCCACCTCCATCTCCACCACCGCCGCCGCCACCACCGGCGGGACCAGCGGAACCAGTTGGACCCTTAATACCAGACCACTCAACCCACTGTGCAGAGTTGTCGTCTTGTAAGTAGATGACAAAAACTCCTTCACTTGAGTTAAACCAAATATCACCTTGCTCTGGATTAGCGGGAGGATTGTTTCCGAAGGATTGTTTAAATGTCCCCGTTGCTCCAGTTTCTCCAGTCGCCCCGGTAGCACCAGTCGATCCTGTTGCTCCAGTAGTACCAGTAGATCCTGTTGCTCCAGTCGCACCGGTAGCACCAGTAGTGCCAGTCGCACCGGTCGCTCCAGTGGAACCAGTTGTTCCTGTTTTACCTGCACCAGTAGCACCGGTCGCTCCAGTGGAACCAGTTGTTCCCCTTGGACCAGCGACACTTGAAGGTGATCCGGGATTTCCTTGTTGTCCTTGATCACCCTTAGAACCCGGAGGAATAATAGCAATAAGAACATCTCTGCCTACATGACGACCCGCACTATCGAACCCATCATCAGTAAAATCAATAAATGAAACCGTATAGTCAACTCTATCTGAATTAATTACACTAACAGCAGTAATGTTGAATATTGCATATTTGCTTGGTTCATCCACAACCTGTATGTAAAGGTTTCCTTTTGTCGCAGAAGTAAAGGAGTTGAAAGAATTTAGGAAACCTCTAATATTTCTACCATCTTTATCTACGTTAGCAACTCCAATGCTAGAGACAGAGGAAAAGTCTGAATTGTTGGTTATAATCTGACCGGTTGATGCACTTGATAATGCCCCTGATCTATATTCGTATCTAAAAGAGTGTGGACCCTGCTCACCGGTCGCTCCTGTTTTACCAGTCGCCCCGGTTGCTCCGGTTGCTCCGGTATTCCCGGTAGCACCGCTTGGTCCCCTTTCACCATCACGACCACCTGCAACTATACCTTGAGCGACTTCAATAATTTCTTTTTCATCGCCAAGAGTGGTCACCTCAATATGTTGTGCATGACCTGATATTAGTTTTGCGAGTTCCTCGCTGGTGATTGTGATTTGGTTACTCATCTAGTGATCTCTCTGTCTGTAGTGAATCGACCTTCAATTAATCTGACAACAGTATTGTTATTTAGGACTAACTCTAAATCATAAAAGTGATTACCTTTCGGTACGCTAGACATTGTATTTGCGTCTACCCCTAACAAGATTCCGCCACTATGACCAGTGCCTCCTGTTGAGGATGCATTTAATGTGATACCGCCGGAACCAGCAACACCCGACCCTGACGTAAATTCACCAGTGGATCCACCACCAGTGACACCAGAAGTTGTAATGTTGAGTAGAAGATCTGAGTCTTCTGCTGAACGTCTAACTTGCATACGGGCAGTCCATCCAAGATCAGGATCTAAATCAACTAATCTTTTCCTAGAATCCCTATACCGAATATGAAATTTAAAAGTAACTCCCTGCTCCGCAGTGATGTCGTATCTACCGGATGCCATATATCATCTCCTCGATGCTTTACGCGACTTGCTTGCCGCCTTTGACTTCTTTCTCCTTTTATTTATCTTATTTTGTTGTTCTCTATTTTTGGCATTGTTTTTTCTTTCTTCGGAGAGTCTACGTTCTACTTCTTCCCTTATGTATTTTTCTTTTTCCGCTTCCTCTAATGCATTTTTCTTTGCTTTTTCCTGTTCTTCGTGCCATGCGGCATATTGTTTGAAGTTATTTACAATTCTTTCATGCTCTGATTCAGGATATTTTTTTTCTGTTAATAATTTATTTGAAGCAAAGAGTCCCGCTTCCATATCACCCGAGTACCAAGCAGTGGAGGCGAGTTCATCCCAGATCTGCCATTCGTATGTGTCCTTCGCAACGAACAAGACATCATTGGCGGGAAAACCAATGGTACAACCCATTTTAGAAAAAAGATAACCCAATCTAGCGTTTCCGTTCAATCTATGAATTCTAGCGAGGTTATACAAGGGTTCTACGCGAGATGGTCTGAGGTTATATGATTGCAAGAAAACGTCTTGGATTTTTGCCCAGTCTTCTCCAAGGTTTGACATGCACATGGCAACTCTGAGAACAGAGTACCATTGTTCCTCTTCCCACCCTCCGAGTTCAGCACGCTTTTCATACCACACCTTTGCGTTTTTAAAGTCTCCTCCATCAAAGTAAGACTGTGCGAGATAAAAATGATATCGTTGATTGTCTGGATCATAATTAATATTATCAGGATTTTCTAAACAATCTTTAAGTGTCTCTGCATCGTGAAGATACTTTTTCTTCCATGCTTCTGGATCATTTTCATCATCAAATTCTTTTGTTCGATTACCCATTGTTCGAGCATCGATACAATAGTTCCCCAAAAGTCTTGCTATGGTTCCGCCCTCTTTTTGTAAATTCTCGCAGTTTGCATATTCATGAATAACACCAATATATTCCCAACCAACATTGTTCTTGAATATTTGGTTTCTCCACCACTCAAAGTCACCTCTATGAATTTTTAGAGTATATCCCCAGTGTTGTCCAAACTCAGGTGGATATTTAAAATCACCCTTAATCATGTCGTCGGCATCAATGACCCACGAATAATCTGCGCCGCCCTTATCAGCGTTTCTTAGTGATTCTGTTCTTGACTTTCCAAAACCTTTCCAATCGGTTTCATATACCGTTCCGGGAATATTATTCTTCTTCCCCCACTCACGAATGATTTCTACAGTTTTATCAGTAGATCCTGTATCAGTGATATCATATCGGTCAATATACGGTAGCATCGACTCAAGACACTCATGGATGATATGACTCTCATCCTTAACAATCATACACAATGTAACGGTTGGTCTACTCATTTTTATTTCCTAATTTCTACGTTGTTTTTAGATATACCCATGATTTTTTGTTCAAAGGGCAGATCCCACCCCTCTGGAAATGCGTATCCAGAATTTAATATTAATGTTGGTGGGTTCTCACTCATGTATTTATTCATGTGACTTTCATCGTGCCACTTTGGGATGACATCATTTCCCAGATCAGTGTTTGTTCTATCACGGAGGATTTCCGACATCTTTAGAAACTCTTCTTTTTCTCCACCCTGAAAACAGTTTTGATAATATTGGTTACCACTTCCCATAGGAATGTACGCCTGACACTCGGGGTTTCTGTCGTAAGGATGTGTGTCTGTTTCGTTCATGTAGTAACTTGGATGTAAGACGGTGGTTCTCTTACTGAGAATTTCATCTCCAACATCAATGAACAAACTATCTGCATCAATATAGTAAAGATAGTCACACTCGGAGAACATATCTTTCCTGTCCATAAAGTGAGCATATCTTGCCATAGAGATAAATGGAAAAGGAAGGTGTGTTATATCGATTACGTCAATCCACCCCATGTCCTCTGGTATTTCTGCACCACGATCAGTGAATAGAAAATACTTAGAGTCGTGTTCCCCCTTATAATTTTCTTTGATACTCTGAAGGCAGTTTACACCAATTTCAAAATACTTCGCTGTTCCTATTACCAACCACCCGATCATATCGTTACTCCAATCTTTTCGACATATTCTTCCATGATCACATCCCAGTCATAGTGATCCTCTGCGAGTTGTCTGATTTCTTTTCTGTATTGTTGGTTACTCTCACAAGATTCATTGATCACATCTGGAAGATCATCTTGAATCACATCGTCAGGAACAACTGTAACAAAGGGAAGATCTCTGTCGATGTTGGCAGACGCACACTCACTTACGACCACATTTAGTCCGGCAGCGAACGCCTCGGGTACAACAAGAGGTGCTGCCTCTCCATCGCTGAAAAGAACAAGTGTAGAGTAGTTTGAAAGATTTTCATATAGTTCTGGTTTTGTCCAGTGACCAATATGCTTACAAGTTTCAGTATCTCTGTAGTTTGGATCGATGGATGGACCCGCAAAATCAACATGAGACTTGCCTCCACATGCAATCGCTATGTCTCTCTGTCGTTTTCTATCTTCAATTTTTCCAACTACAATTGCCTTGCCGTTTCCATGATCTTTAAACTTAAACTCTCCGACTTCAGCACCGTTTCTCAAATAATCGATCTTGCCTTGATATCCCTTAGACAAATACATGTTTTTAATACCTTCTGACAATGCAAGAATAGAAGGACTTAGGAGAGTCTTCGGGAAGACATCATGTGCGTATCCATGCCCCCACAGATGTTCTCTCATGATATAACCAAAGTGGGTTGTCGTACAAAAAGGAACTTGCAACGCTTGTGAAAGAAATCCAGCGAACTCGTCGTACTGATTGTGAACAAAATCATAGTCAGATGAGTTGATGTGATTTGCAACACCGTGAAGATCTTTGGTGTTGTAGATGGTGACTTCATGTCCTAACTTTTCTAGAGAACACTTATGTCTCCAAACTAAAATTTCAACAGCACCCCACCCCTCGGGTGGAATGGGCATGATGCCGGGACCGATTATTGCTATCTTTTTCTTGTTCACACTAGTTCCTTTTTCTTATACTTTTTATAATAGTCGAGTGCTTCGTAAATCTTTTCATAATTATCTTTATCATGATAGATCTTGTACATGTTCCAGAGTTCATTATTTCGATTTAGACTTGGATTGAAATCGGTTGAGGATGGGGGATTTCTGTGTTCTAGGTGAAACACATTTTCCCCGGAGAGATGAACTACTCTGTATCCTAGAGTGGTGAATCGATGTAATCTTTCTCCATCCTCCGGACCCCATCCACAAAACAGTTCATTTTCCATGTATCCATCAAAATAGGTTTGTGTTCTAAAAACTATGCAATGACCGGCGAGGGTTGTCCAAGAGCAAATACCATACTCCTTAAATTCACCCTCTGTCTGTTCACCCAACATGGGATCCGGAGTAGAAACACTTACTTTATTTTCTTGAGAATTCGTTACGATGGGACAATTATTATGTCCCAAATATTCTGCCAATTCTTCTATAATTTTAGTTGGGTGTTCGTACAGTTTATTGTCGATAATATAATCACCATCAAAGGGAATAAACATTCTAAACTGATCTGTGGTCCCAGCACCATATGGATAAACCACATCCATCTCATCGTTTAAAATTAAAGAACAAGCACGATCAATTGTTTTGGGATCGAACATTACATCTACATCATAGTTTGCAACGATTGGCGTGGTTACCTCGGCAAGCATCATGTTTAGATATCTTGTTCGATGGAAAACACCATCCAGTGAGAGATACTCGAACATGCAAGTAATTCTATCATCTTCGGGCAAAATAGAACTTATGGTTTCTTTTTCATCTGCCTCAAAGACAATTATCTTCGCGTCATAGTTGTGTAACAAATGATGAACAACAACTCTAAGATTTCTTTCCCTGTCAGAACAATCTCTCTTGTATGGTATGATAAAAGTGATGGGTAATTTATGCATTAATATAATCCTCAATCATAACAGGGATCTGGTCCCTAAATTCATTTTTAATATTCATAGCAATCTCGTAATTTTTTTCTATGTGAGGCATCATACCATAATACCTGTCAAATGACAACTCTATATCTTGATTATTTTCAAGTTTTATAAATCCTCTTGGATCAAAAAGTCGATCCACTGTCGGATCTCCCAAATAGATCGGAACCGTCCCTGTTACAAAACAGTCAACTATTTTCTCTGTGAAGTATCCGGGATGAGAGCAATTTTCTATTGCGTATGAAAAACAGTAATCTCGTAGAGCGTCAGACTTTTTTTCAATTGGGTTCACGTTTCTACCATAAACGTCAACGCTTTCGTTGAACATGAGTTGTTCTATGAGTTTATTTCGAGCGACTTGTAGAGAAGTGAACCTTTTACTTGAAGAAATATAAGAGGCAAGTTTTGTTTTGTTGTGAATGATTCTATTTTCTTTTTCGATCCATGTGGAGGCAGGACAGTAGTCAAACATCACCACGTTTGGGTAGTCTTTATATGAGGGATCGTATGTGTATAATTTACTAAAATTATGAGAACCATTCTTTAGTCTGTTTTTCAACTCATCAGAAAAACCGGGATGATATGCTTCTATTATAGCGGGACTTTCGACTATCCATGCTATCGTGTTTTCTTTTGTAAAAGAGGCATCGTCACTAATGATAGAGCAGTCCACCAAAACATTTAGTTCTGGGGGATCTGGGAACAAGTCTCCCTGCTGTATTATAGAGTGATCAACACAATTGTAAAACGCCACCATTTATTTTTCCATTATCAAAGTTTTATCTTGTCTCTTATCATCTCGACAAAGTTTTTCTTACTGGATGCGACAATTTTCTGAACATCATCTGGATTATATGAACTCAAATTACCCATGTCAACTCCAACAGTCGCCATCAAACTTCTAGTCCTATAGTCAAGATGACCCACATATTCAACAGGTACTCCGTTAGTTAAACAACAAATAGTGGTGTGTGCCCGAGTGGTGATGACATGTTCTGCATTGGCGAAGGTGGTATACAGATGTCTTGCACTGGTGATCAAAAGTGATCCGGGGTGCATGTGATGACAATTTCTTTCACAGTTGTTAGATACCATGTAAATCGTTTTATCTTGTGATTTTAGTTCGTCATACTTTGCTAGTGATTGTCCAACATTTAATGAGTTACCCTCTTCGATATTTATGACCGTATATCCTGTTGCTTTACCCGGTCTTTTATAAGAGTCTCCCATCCACCAACCACCGTCCATGCCACTGATAAACTTCGGATACTCTCCAACTAGTTCTGCGATTAAATTATCTCTGGTAATTAGTGCGAGTGACTTGTCAGAGATTTCTTTTGCAAATTTCACATCGGAGTCATTATAAGATGTGGGCGACAGACCCCACCCGATAAATGGAACTCCTGTATCTAAGAGTGGTTGGAACAAATGTCTCTGTCCCTCATGTAAGGCACACCCCGCAAAAAGAACAACTAAGTCTGCCTCTTTTTTAATCCATTCTAAAGTGGCGGGTGTGAAGTAAGAAGTCTGCCCGTTGGGAGCAAACCCATTCTCACCACTATCAAAAAATTCAATATAGTGTATGTCCATCTCATGTTCAGAGAAGACTTGTCTAAAACATTCCATTCCTCCCTCGGCAAAAAAGTCATTTCCCAAATTTAAAGATGCCGGAGGCACAACTGCTGCTATTTTCACTTATAATATCCTTTCGATCTTTCCCAGACCTCTTGATTTCTGTGTTCAAAACACCGTGCAATATTTTCATCATCACCAATAGAGCGACAACACCACCCATCCATCCTTGCTGGTTGGATATCCGATAGTGGGAATCTACTTATAAAAGATTCATATTTCCATCGTACAGGATCAGGGGTATCAACTTTATCATATACATTAGAAATATCATCAAAAAGATTACCAGACCATGTTAGGTGTTTATGGGGGCAAAACATTACCACATCAGGGAATCTACCGTGATGACATGGTAGATGTAATTTTCCTTTATCACATTCATCTAGATTCGGAATATCAAACAAAATAGTATCGTATCTCGCTAGTGCTATAAAATCATAGGTGATGCCCTTTTCGTTCGAGTAATCAGAAACAATTCTAGATGATTTCTGCATAGAATACAAGTGAGACATCAAATTACTGTAGTTTCTTTGACACCATATTTGACCATTCTTGGGGCAGTGATTTTTGCCAGTAAACTTTTCATCAATGAACTTGGCAACGTGGTCGTCAAATTCAAATTCTCTTGGTTCCTCTGTTTCAATAACTATGGGATCGTAATTTTTACTAAAAAACTCTAAAGAGTCGGGAGATATCATTTCTCCTACGCAGTTATTCCAAGAAGATGTGTCATACTCAGTCTGATCTCCCCACCACATATGTCCAAACACATCACAATCATACTTGTCCAAAAAATACTTTTTATATGAGTTTAGGATGTGCTTATTTGTAACATACCTTGGTTGACCATAAAATGCAATTGCGATTTTCATTTGTAATATCCTCTCGCGTCTATCGCTTTTTGTGTTTCTCTGTGTTGATAGCAGAATCCACTAATTGAATTCTTTTCATTATCATCAATAGATCGGACACACATTCCGTCCATAGCGACTGGATTTATATCGGAGAGTGGGAATCTATTTTTAAAAGATTCAAACTTCCATCTCTCACAACCGGGTCTATCAATTCTATCGTAAACTGTTTCTATGTCATCAAAAATATTACCTGCCCAATCCAAGTGTTTGTGTGCGAAAAACAGATGTAGGTCGGGGAATCTACCGTGATGGTTTGGTAAGTGTAACTTCTTTTCACACTCGGTCAAATCAGGTATATCAAACAACATGGTGTCATATCTTGCCTGAACTACAAAGTCATATTCAATATTAAGTTTACTTGCATGTTCCATTACCATGCGAGATGATTTTTGAATGCTATACATTTGAGAAAAAGCATTACTGTATGTAATATCACTCCAATAATTTAATGGTTGATGAGCGTGTGATCCTACATGTGGATACTTCCCCGTAAACCTCCTATCAAGAGATTCTTTCACCACATCAGTGGGAATGAATTCTTTGGGTGGTTCAGTTTCAATTGTTACCGGATTGTAATTTTCATTAAAGTAATCTAAGGAATCTGGAGATATCATTTCTCCTTTATTTTTTACATGAAGTGCTACCTTATAATTTTGGGGTTCACCCCACCACATGTGAGCGAATACATCACAATCATACTTGTCCAAGTAATATTTTTTATACGTTTCTAAAACAACAGGATTTTTAATGAATCGGGGTTGACCGTAAAATGCAAGTGCGATTTTCATAGTTCATATTCCCTGTTAAAACAACCTCCGTTGTATGAAGCATATCGATCTCTATGCAGAGTAAACTGTAACTTATCACCATGATCCCGTTTATGTGAGTCACAATCAATACCATGATGAACAAAAGAATTGTACCCAACAAGACACTCTGGATTTACAATACAACCCATTTCAACCAACTTATCAATTGATGAGAAAGTGGTTGAGTGGGCATTCATGTTTGCAGAATTTGATATGGCAAATTGATCATTGCAACCATAGTCCCTATGGGCACCTCGCTCAACCACATTTATTTTTCTTAGATCTAGTGTTGACAATTTAATATCTGCGTTGTCTCCAAAATATACGTCAGTTCTCAGACGAATTACACAGTCGTACTCGACCCCTTCTTGTTTTTCATATTCATTTCTAGCGATATTTGCTTGTTCGACACTATACAACATTGACATGATATTTTGAACTGGGTGTGGGCATGCTGGATTTGGAGTTAAGTTGGACTTAAATGATTTGGGGGATTCAAAAACAATTCTTTTTGGTTTCCAATTTTTAAGCATAAACTTAGCATCGTCGTCTTTCCATGACCCTCTTTCGGGTGCGATATCCCAAAAGGGATTGTCGTGATCTATCCATATGTGTCCGAAGATATCAAAATCAAAGTCTGGATTGTTTCGGATCAAATGGTGAACATGATTTGCACAACACTCCCTGATATCTCTTGGTTGTCCGGAGTAAAGAATCGCTGCTTTTTTCATAGTGTGTCCCCACATAAAAATTTATCATCAGGGAGCGATGGTGTTTTTACGACCACGATTGATGAGTCTTCTATAAATTTAGTTGTGGTTTTTTCTCCGGGTTCAATGATCACAATACTACCCTTTTCAAATACTTTGCCGTTAAATTCAACCTTACCACTTGTGATTAGATTTATTTCAGTCCCTAGTTTGTGATAATGATCAGCGTGTGGTTCGTCCTTTTTAAACTCTTTATATCCAACCTCAAAATCCTCAGAATAAAATTCTGTTGGATCAAAGCAACCAACAAACCAACCACCCTTCATCTTATCTAAATGAGATGTTATCATCGTGACACCCTTAGATAATTGTTAAGGTCTTCTGGTGTTCCAATACCGTGCATCTTTGTTACATAAAACGGAGATACCTTTTTACCATCACCGATCATTTGATTGTATGTGGGTGCAACATAAAACTCACCGTTAACTCGGAGGTCATTTTCAATCATGGTTTCTGCGTTACTAACAAAATCAGATCCATGTCTAAACCAGTAAATACCGCAAGTCGCAATATTTGAAATCGGTTCTTTCTCTCTGATTTCAGTAATCATGTGTCGGGAGTTTAGTCTAGCAAAGGACCACTTTGGATGAACATCATTAAAGCAGTAAACAATACCATCAAAATCAGTGTTGTTCTTTAGAATTGTGAAGTTATCTTTTTCATATTCAATAATTTGATCTGAGTTGGCGATTAGTAAATCGTCATCAACATCAATGTGTTCTTTCGCCAGCAAACATGTGCAAGCAGCACCTTCCGTAAGAGAGTCAACCTCTACAATGGTGCATCTGTCATCTGTGATTCTTTGAAGTGTTGATCGAAGACCTGAGTATTTTTCAAGATGTTCAGAGCGAACAAGGAAAATATAATCAGCATCAAAGTCTAAATTTTCAATGACCCTTTGGATCATTGGTTTTCCATTTACATCAATAAGTGGTTTAGGAAAAACATATCCTTCTTTCGCAAACCGACTGCCTTCACCTGCCATTGGTATCAAAATTTTCATTCACAAACCTCCACATTCCTTCTTTGGTCACATCTTCCGAGTTTTGCACATGCCAAATATTTTCAATTGGCACCACACTGGATTGTGCCGCCTGCATACCCTTCATACTGTCCTCAACGATTATACAGTTATCTGGGTCAACATCAAGTTTATTCACAGCGAAGTTATAACAATCTGGATATGGTTTGTTGTTCTCAACATCCTCGTTACTAATTATCTCATCAAAATAATTCAACTGACCCGTTGCATGTAGCATTTCGTTTGCTGTCATGCGAATCGAGTTTGTCACACATGCGATTTTAATATCGTGATCGATAAGAGACTCGAATAGATCGACCTTCTCAACTTGGTTTTTTGCATTTTCTCTTATGGTTTTGAGTGTGCGATCTTGTTTCAGTTCCCAAACCTTTTCACGCTGGTTTTCGTCAAGACCAAGCATTTCAAGTTTCACATTGGTCGGCAATCCGTTGTATGTTGTTTCATGGTCGTGCCTTGATATCACGGTGCCGACGACTTCCATCAACGCTTCATTGAGTGCAAAGTAATGCCAGTCACAGGCATCAACTAAAACTCCATCCAAATCAAACATCACTGCTTCTATTTTTCTCATGCTAATATCCAATCATCACAATAAATGTCTTGCCAATCTTGTGGACCACTTGGTCCAAACCAAGTCTTTGGTGCTATTGTTGGTCCTCCGCCCAAATAAGCACCCCACCAACTAAAACTACTATTTGCTATAACGTGGGCGTTACACATTGACATCGCACACATATCTACATATCCAGAAACATCGGAGGAAATTCTTGCGTTGAGGTTTAACGTCTCTTTATTTTCTACAAAAACAGCGTTGCTGATATGAGAGAAAGTCTCTTTACACCAAGAAATATCATCCGAGAAAAATACAGGAATGTAATCTGAAAAGTGTTTTATGCTATTTTCATAATACTCAATTGCTTGGTTGAAATGATAGTCTGAGATTGGAACGTAGTCTCCTCGACGAACATGAACAGAGACACAAGGTTCAGATGGTATCAAATCAATTGCGTTGTTTTTGATATTTTCATTGAAATCAAAATTTTGTTTGACTTCATTTTCGATGTGTGAAAAATACTTTGGGGTTTGATAGTACCCTCTAATATCTACACTTGAATTTTCTGGAACCGCAATACGAAATGCTCTATCATCATAGCAAAAAGACTCTTCATTGAATAACATATTAGTTTCTACGACCGCATCTGTGACGGAACCAAGTTTAAACAGAGTAGAAAAGTTTTCAACGTTTGATATCGCTGCGATAGGGTTCATATTTGTTTTTCTTGCGATGCCTAGTGTGGCAGCGTATTGAAACATGACGTTTCCTAATCGACCAAAGTTGCCGAGCAGATTATAACAAAGATTACTCATCACATTGTTCCCATCGTAAATTTCTTTTTAATGTTAAGTGGAGTTCTAGTTAAATGTTCCCATTTATTTTTAGAATTCTTCGAGTCTGCCTGATAGAAGAAAGGAACGTGGGGAGCATAAACTTTAAAATGAGGTTGAACCTCATACGCAAACCCAACATCAAATGGTCTGTTGTGTTCATATATCCATCTCTTACCAACTTCAGTAACGGCGTTACATATATTTGGATTTAGATACATTATGGAATGCGTTGCAAATATTCTTTCCACCCGCATCCAACCACCACCAACATCTTGTGCCAAGTAATTTCCGTCACCATGTGATATGCCAAGATAAATGGCATCAGCATCATCTGGTACGTTTCTTAAATCACATGTAAAAACAGACTCCTCAATTTCCACATCATCCTCTAAAATGAGAAGTGGATAGGTATCAGTTTCCTCATATACTTTAAAGTGAGATTCGGCGCAGTTGCGGTAGTGTTCTTCTCCGGGGTTGACTCCCTCATGTGGGTCAATCCCAGTCACTGCGGAAAATCTGGATGCGTTCTTGAACCCAATACGCTCACACAAATTTTCCATCATTACATTTTTTTCTGTGTCCGAGTCAAGATTAATCCATCTAACGGTCACATCACAAAGATCTATGTTCATCACGATTCCTCAAAATACAAGTCTTTCATTTCAACAGAAACTTTCTTTATTAAAGTTTCAAGGTTTGTTTGTGGTTTCCATCCCAATTCTTTCCATGCTTTATCGAAACTACCAAGAGAAGTTTTATTTGTTTCCTTTGTGACTACAGATTTTTTAAGTGGGAAATTTCCGGAGAACAAATTCGGTTTAGTGTCCCACAGTTTACTAGAGTCTCTATAAGTAACCTCGACATTTTTATGTAGTGCTGATCTAACATACTCCGCCATTTGTTTGACGCTAATCTTTACTCCACTACACACATTATATGTTCCATCGACTTTCTGTTCCATGCAAATTTTAATTAACTCAACGACATCATCAACATGAACATAGTCCCTGCTTTGACTTCCATCAGAGTGTAACATCGGAATTCTATCATTACAGAATTCACGAACAAGATAATTTAATAAGGGTGGATTGTCTCGTAAATAATCTTGTCTAGGTCCGAACACATTAAAAAATCTGAGAGTCGCTATGTTCATGTCGTAGTTTTTTCTAAACGAATCACACATATGCTCGCCCATCATTTTTGTTGATGAATAAAAAAGTAAGGGGTTGATCGGAATGTCTTCCACCAACAAACCATCTTTTGTATTTTCATAGACAGCACTAGTTGATGCGAACACGACATTTTTAATGCCCCTATTTTTACAAAACTGTAAAACATTTGCTGTCCCCGTGACATTGATATCAAATGCCTCTGTAAAGTTTTCCTCGCAATCAGGAAGAGAGGTTATCGCCGCAAGATGAATAACAGCGTCAAAGTCAACATCCATCCAAAGATCATCCATAGGTTCTGTGATGCTTGTTTGACTCCACTCACCCAAAAGACTACCATCATCGTCCATCAAATTTTGCTCATATCCATTTCTTAGATTATCAATAAAGAACAAAGAGTGATTATTTAATTCTCTAATCAAGGTAGAACCAATTCCACCAGCAGCACCTGTTATCAGTATGTTCATTTCAAAAACTCTCCAATATTACCCAGATTTCTTGTGAGGTTTATCGATATGGCAGATGGATATGGATTGCTCTTTGCGTAATCATTAATCAAATACCTTTTACAATGCGGTAGTCCCATGATTAGATGATCATACAACACACCCTTTTCACGGAGTTCGTTTACGGTTGTGACTCGTTCGTGTTCTGGACGACTAGTTGTTATGATCACAGTGGCGAGTCCTTTTCTTTTTAGATGATTTAAAAAATTTATGTTATCATCAATAGGTTCACCCGATCCGTGTTTTGGGTGGTCATACTGACCGGTGTTCGTAATCAATGTTCCATCTAGGTCTGTAAAAATAACTTTGTATTCATCCTTAAAATTATCCCAGTCCTCAATCGTACCATAGTCCTCAAAATTACTGGTGGACAATCCATAGAAAATTTCTCCAGATAAGATCATTTCATAAATTATGTGACTGATGTAGCATTCATCTTCAAAATATTCTAGCGACTCATACGCAAGACAAAATGCGTCAGCGGAAGCGAAACCATAACCACCAACAGAAAAAGTCGAACTCACAACTTTCTTTTCTATTATATTACTAATTACACCAGACTGATCGATCTCAATATAACTCTTGGAACTGGCGTTCATTTTATCTTGATCAGATAGATCTGCGTAACTAACAATATTTTTTGTATTTTCTATATCAGCGTTGAAGTAACTATCGGAGTCTTTAATATAGAAGTAACCAAAAATATTTTCTTTTTTAATCGCCCGATAAACTGTTTCTGATTGTGACCTTGTTTGATTGGGTAAAAGGCAAACTCTAGACTTCGTTAATATTCCCTTTTCCTCAAGTTGTGCGTTCAGTCCATCAATAAACGAAAACTTTTCCTGTTGTTCTTCAGTGGCAACAAAAACAATTTGATCAAAAAAGTCTAGATTAAGTCCAGACAAAGACTCAATGACCATGTATCCATTTGTTCTTGGGTGCGTAAGCATCCACTTTGGTTTTTCACCGGGGAATCTAGTGGATCTTCCCGCCATCGGGACTATAAGAGTTTTCATAGTATGGTGTCCTTTTCACAATTTCATCAAACACAAGTCTGTGTTCATCTTTAATGTACGGTTCTATTCTAAGTATATTGAGTGTATCAAGAAAGTCAAACCATTCATTTTCTATTAGGTGACTTTTTTTATCACACAGTCTTTCCCATATGTAACGCTTCGCCTGACACACTCGTAGAGACTTTTTTCCTCGAAGTTTACTCGACCACATGTAGAATAGATCTTGTTTTAGTTTTGCTAGATCAAGTAAATACGAATCGATAAAGGTGTCAAGCATGTCAATAAACCAGAGTTTATTTTTCGTAAAAATAATATTAGAAAAGGTCAAGTCTCCGTGACACATGCTTTTGGGTAAGTGTCTAATATCTAGATGAGTTTGTATATCTAATAGTTTTTCCAACTGAACAACACTCAATCCCAATGTTTTCATCGAGTTTAATTTGTTGACCAGTTTAGTTCTGACAATCTCATCGCTTGGTCTAGATCTACTCTCAAAGAAATCAAAATAAGCAGACAAAGTTTCCACAACGAAATCTAAGTCCACTTTATTTGCTTTTTCTAAGAAGGAGGAGAAATTCATCCCTTGAGCATATACCATAGAAAATGAACCAATGTCCTTACCGAGAACAGCGGGGATTTCTATATTTTTAAAATTGTAGTTACGAAACGACTCTTGTTTCTTGCACTGAGATGATAGTCTAGTTTCGTATGGTTTGTCGCAACTTTTTATTACGACCCCATTCGAGAGACGAACACGACAACCAGACAAACCATCACTGAAGTCTACATCACAAAAACTGGTTGTCATCTTTATTCTATCTCGACTTTCCTATGTGATATTTAGGACAGAGTTCCCAATCATCACGCTCCGAATACTTTAGGATTTTAATTTTACTAATTGGTGTTATTGGTTCTGAACATTGATCAATGTTCACTATGTTTATTAGTTCCCACTGAGCAAGTAACCCAACAATCGCGTTTCTTCTACCTTTATCTTCTTCGCTAAAATCAGATCTAAGACCATCCAACGCAAATAGTTCTTTGAAGTGAACTATGTAATACTTGCCTCTTTTGTGTAGAATATGACAAGACTGATATAGTTTTTTGTCTTTTCTTGAAGCAACACCGATTCTGGTTAATGTTTCTTTGACCTTTAAGAAATCCTCATCCGTATGGAGAGTGATTTCTACCAAGTCGTCTATTTGATTTTTTTCACCCATATTTCCAAACACCTTATGTTATAAATCATTATGATTCCCCTTTATGTAGGGTAATTAGGTGTTCTACCTGCTCATCGGTCATAATTCGTAGTGCTTCCTCTGCTTTTTGATTTGAATATCCATAATGCCTTTTCACCACATCCAACTTATCCGATTGTTCATTTTTGTTCCACTTTGAAAATCTTTTTCTCTTACGAATAGAATTTTGTAGGTAATGAAACTGCATTCTAGGATCAATCGCAGGATACATGTTCATATTGTTTACCTGTAGGATTGTGTCCGGAAAATAAGAAAGACACTTATTGACAACAAATGGAACATATTCCTTCTGAGTCACCTCTGGAAGATTTAAAAAAATATCTTCTTTATTATAGTTTATGGAGTTAAGGACTTCTGACAAATTCATAGTTTATACAACCAATACTTGGTGACTAATTCCTGACCCTTAGCAATGTCTCTGATTGTTACCAGTTCCATAGTTTCTCCCTCTTTTGCGACGGGAAATTCGCCCCGGTTCAATATAAATTCACAATTAGGTTCTTCTGAGTGATTAACAAACCCACCAAGGGGGGTTCTGATGAATCCATTTTCAAACCCAGAGTCTCTAATATGCGAGACACCTAACTTCGTCCCCGCTTTTATAAACTCAGTTGAAAATAAACCAAGACCATCCACAGGAGACTTTTTTATGGTCAACGAATCTGGGAGCGGTCGATATGTCACTTGAACTCACACTCCATCATGATCGTTGTCAGACATGCCGTAAGGTTAATCTCTGCATCCGCCACAAACGCTGCCTTGTATTGATAATCTGCTAGAATAAGAACAGCACTCGGGATGGTCTGAGGTTGCATCTTATCATAGAGACAATCATAAATCTTTCTGAAAATCAAAGTTTGATCGTTGTGAATATTTGCAGTCACCCACTTGCGAACACTAGTAAAGTCCTTGTCCGAAAGATACTTCACCAATTCATTGACCTTAACATCACCGGACTCGGACAAAACACCAACATCAATATCACCACCGACAGAGTATCGTTGACACTCGTTTAGAATTCTTCTCCAGTCGGGGGCGTATCTCGTAATAAGTTTTGCAAGAACTCTTTCATCGAAACCAACACCCTCGGCGTGGAGAATACCACTGAGTCTCTCCATGAATGCAGGCATGACCTTACTTTTTACTACCTTATCAAATCGGAAGTCGATAACGGTGCATCGAGAATGCAGTGGTTCGATGATCCGATTCTTGTAATTACAAGTCAGAACAAATCGACAGTTCTTCGAGAACTCTTCGATAAACCCACGAAGTGCAGGTTGGGTGGATTGTGCATTTGAATAATCAAACTCATCTAGGATCACGACCTTCTTGCAGTCGGACAATGAGACCGTGCTTGCAAAGTTTCGGATCTTGGTTCGGAGCGTGTCGATGTTTCCATCCTCTGAACAGTTGATCACAATAGAGTCGCAACCAAGTTCATCACACAACGCACGGGCAACGGTTGTCTTACCACAACCCGGACCACCGGCGAGTAAGAGATTCTGCATCTCTCCACTCTCAACGATTTGCACAAAGGACTTTTTCAAGTCTTCTGGCAGAATACAATCTTCAATTGTTCGGGGACGATACTTCTCAACCCAAAGGAATTCTTCTGTCTTCATATCAACCATTGTATACGGAATCCGAGTCAAGTGCAATGTAATAAGTGAGATCAATATCACTGTGAGCAAAACGACTCACAACCTTGTCCGAGATACCAACCGAGTAATCACCCGGAAGCAACTTAAGATATTCACTCTTAAGATACATCTTAAAAGATGCATCAGGGACATCATCCGAAACCGAGATAGAATATCGGTTACTCGTTACATCATTCTTGTCAAGAGAGATAAGATCAATAGACCCATCATTATCTGTAATACAAAGATCAGGAAGACGAAGAACTGCGGACGCTCGTTGGAGTTCAACAAACTCACGGTTTGAAAGATCGAAGTGAATAACCGTTTCTGGCATATTAAATTCACGATCCGGTCTACAACCCTTCACCAACTTTGGTTCTGCGTAGTGGTAAACAACATTGGTCGAACCACTAGAAATAGTTACATGCTTTTCGTGGAATTCTAGTTCAGGATCCTCAAAGAGAGATAGAGTTCCGAGGAACTTACTTAGATCCCAGATTGCAAACTCCACAGGGAAATCCTCTTCCATCGATGCTTCTACCATGATATTCTTCATGGGGGATACAGTTACCTGATCGTGTCCGGGGACAATGTGTAGGTTAGAATTAATCCCACTGAAGTTCTTTAGAATGTCAAGTGTTTGCTTTGATAGTTTCATTTTAGTTGTCATTTCGGTTGTCATTTTGATAGTAATCCTCATATTCCTCGGGGGTCATTCCCCCTTTGGCAATGTCTCGTACATTGTTTTTTGCGTTGTGTCTTCGATTCCGCTTTTCAGTTTTTCGTGCGGACTTATAATATCCATGATAATCATGATCCTCGAATCGACCATCGCCATCACGGTGACGGGACTTCTTCTTCTTTTTCATACAAAATCGCCTGCCAGATCCAGTAGATTATTCAACTTCTTCTCCAAGAGGAAATTTGATGCATTACTAAACAGTCCCTGACCCGGACGGATCTTGATTTCTTGTCTTTGATTTTCTCGAATACTTTTTTCATTCTTATATGTCCTAATGATTTCATCTCGTATTGTATCAGGAATACAGGTAAAGTCAACCAGTGTTTGGTTACGTTTCCAATTTTCCATTTGTGAGAGTTTACCATCAGAAATCATTTGCATCATTCGCTTCTTTCCAACTGGTTTCTGTCTCTTGCCATCGACAATAAACGTATCTCCGTCAGATAGAATATTAGGAATACCATCCGAGGTATCTCCCTTTAGAATATGTTCTAGTAGAAAATCTTTAGGGTTCCTACACTCAAGCAATTCCTTCTTGATCGGACTATATTGTTTAATTGAAGGATATCTTTGCAGTTGCATAAAGTCCTTATCATTAGACAAGATCATAATCTTTTCATCACAATGGAACTGCTGACACACCACGGCAATGATATCATCTGCTTCTGTGTGTGGTACGCGAAGTTGCATGTAAGGAAATACTTCACTGATCTCAGAAAGATATTGTTCAAACAATCCAAAGACCTGATTCCAGTCATGAGAATCATCCTTAACTTTCTTCTTTCTGTTTGCCTTGTAGTTTGGAAAAACTTCTTTCCTCCAACATTCAGAAGACTCAAGACAGAGAACTACTTCTCCGTACTCATCTTTGAATTGTTTTCGGTACATACGAATAGTGTTCATGAACAAATGCCTGAGCATATGTTCGTCTAGTTCTTCGTGAAGTTTTCGGTGTACAAAATAAGAGGCGAGAAACAATTGGTTTGTATCGAGGAGAATCATTTAAAAAACTTTCAAAATTACTGTGTTTGCGTTTAGTCTTCCGTTGGGACTCTTGATCATACTGTGTTGAGAGTTCCAAACCTTATCAAGTGTACTCTGGTTCTTAATTGTTTTAATGATGTCCTTTGGTTTCTTGATTGTTCGGGACTCAGACTTATCCTCATCAAAGTTCTGAATGGTAGTTCCCTTGATCGAGAGAGTCTGTCCTACACATGCATAGTATACACTCAAAGTGTTGTACTTGGTACTATAAACTACGACTTTTGAAGAATCTAATATATCGACAGGATCGACACTTTTGATTCCAAACTCCTTTGAAGACTTTTCATATTGTACCTTAGAAACAACCTTCGTTGGATCAATCTTTCTCTTCTTCCGGGTTGTCTTGTTATCTGCGTTATAGCGAAGACAATCACTAACAAGATCACTCATAAATTTGTGAAGAGTTTTTTGTTGTCTCTTACCAAGATAGGAGTAACCCTCCATGAGTTGGTTGTCCTCCCCCTTCATCAACTCGTCTAGTTCTGCTAGAGCAGGGGAAAAAACAAGGGCGAGCATCTCCGCCTGTCTATATCCAACTTGCTTTCCTTTCAACCACTGATAAATCTTTATCTTTTTATGATCATCAGTTTTTTTCATAATTGACTGGTTAGCGTCATCACAGAGTTGCATGAGTTCTCCTGCAAGTTCTGTAACTTGGTTTTCCATTCTCTCCTTTGGAGAAATGACAACCTTCTCAGAACGAGATGCCTTCTTAGACTTACCAAGACCAATCAGTTTAGTAATATAAGTTTCAACCACATCCGTGAGTTGGTTGATATGCGGAAATCCACGGGAAAGCATCCTACAGTAGTGACCGTATGATCTAAATTCTTTTAGAGAAGATCTTTTTGCAAAATCAATATCTTCATCTGTCCAAGAACTTCTCTTGTCCTTCATCCACTCAAGAGTCCACTTTTTATAGTTTCTCTTATCTGATGTAGTGACATACCAGTTAATTGAAGATAGAACATCTCCTGCATCAACCTCTTCTAGTGGAATATCTTTATCCCATTCTGGTTCTGAACCATACGCCTTTTTGATATAATCACGTTTCATTTTCATCTACCATACGCCTTCCATGCAGTTGCAACCATGTCTTTCAATGTGTATTTGGGTTCCCAGTTTGAAACACTTCTAAATCTATCTGAGTTGGCGACCAGAATAGCAGGATCACCCTCTCGTCTTGGTTTATGCAGTACGTCTAGTTCTTGATTAGTCACCGCAACAAATTTTTCTACAATGTTCCAGACAGAATATCCTGTTCCCGAACCTAGATTATAAACTCCAGATATGCCATCATCCAGAGCGATCATATGAGCGGACACAATGTCCTCTGGGTGTACATAATCTCTAATACATGTTCCATCTTCAGTGGGGTAATCTGTACCGTAAACATAAATTTTACCGTTGTCGTTTAGAATACCCGATAGGAACTTGGGAAATATGTTTAGTTTTTCTTTCCAACGATAGTCTCTGACCTTGCCAGATATATGAGACCCTGCTACATTGAAGTATCTAAATGAAGTATATTCAAACGCAGGTATGGCAGAGGACATTTGCTTAAGAACAAACTCAATCATTAACTTAGAATTACCATAAGCGTTGATTGGTTGACAAGGTGTTGCTTCTACAATACCATCAGAACTTTTTGGTGTCCCATAGACTGCGGCGGTGCTGGAGAAAATAAATCTGTGGATGCCGTGTCTCTTGAGTTTATCTAAAAGTTTAATTGTTTTTGATGTGTTGTTGTAGAAATATTTCAGAGGATTCTGAACAGACTCAGGAACACAAATGTCAGCGGCAAAGTGCATACACGCAGTGGGTTTGTTATTCTCTAGAATGCCATCCATCCACACATCATTGTCTATGTCACAACAGTGGACTTGAGGTTTGTTCTTTCTCCGTGAAAAAATCTTTGCTAAATTATCGCATGCCTCGCTATCCCGGTCAACTACAACTACTTTTCTCCCGGATGCTAATAGAGCGTGGACGGCATGTGATCCAATATATCCCGCTCCTCCTGTAACCAATACGGTATCATGATTCATTGAAATACTCCTGTAAACCAAGAGGGGACTGGACCGTCTTTCCACTTGGCAAAATATGCTTTCTCACCATTGTAGTAATTTTGATAAGACTGTACCACACAATCTACCTTATACTTATCAGGCATACATGTTGGGTGCTTGGTAAGTTCTCCGATTGGAAGATATGGTCGATTACACCTACACCACTGGATGACTTCTTCGGATTTGTGTGTCTTACCATATCGACGAGTATACTCTACACACAAACCGAGTGCATGGTCTACCAACCAATCGTAGTTTTTATCAGTTCCACGAACCCACTTCGTGCATGGATGATTATAAAAAGAACGCTTGTATGGTGCTACTCCTTCTGGATGCACGGCACACAACATTTGAGCAGACTCTAAAATCATTTTTACGACATGCTTATCACACGCTTGTCGTGCTGCTTCATATGGATTTTTATCTAATACGAAGATGTTCATACGAGTAGTATACCTCACGGTTGGACAGTTGTCAAGTGCTAAAGTCCATTAGTAATTGGTAATCAATATTTCATACGATTCCTTACACCCACCTTTTGATTTCATAGAATATCTCCATGTCGGTGTATGAATATTGTAATCTTTGTAGAGTTCCAGTAGTTCTGGGTGGTCGTTGTATGATATCGCCCACTTCCCATTCATACCTTTTACACTATTATAAAATTGCATATGATCAAAATCTTTATGGGTGCTTCCTCGGTCACCGTATAAAGTAGAATTATCTAAAAGATACGGGGGATCCATGTAGGCAAAGATATCTTTATGCTTTTCCATAGAAACACTAAAGTCTTCGCAACCAACTGTTACCTCACCAGATGATCCAAAAAGTCCACCGAGTGAAAATTTCTTTAACTTTTCTATACATCTAGGATTCCAGTTCTTCTGTGAGGGAGACATTCCCCCAGAGAAAGTTGTTCCAGAGAAACTGGTTCTGTTTAAAAGATAGAAATGTGCTGCCTTCTCTAATCGGTTCTCTAGGTTATAATATTCTTTTTGGATACGATAAAATTCCTCCTTGGGAAGAGGAATAGGAAACTCTAAGATACGAGCATGTAGTTTTTCTTTGTGATTAAGAACGTGTTGCCAAAAGTTAACCAGTGGTTCAAAGATATCATAACCATGAACGGTGATACCTCTAGATGCACACTCCCATTCGAGAGAACCTCCCCCGAAGAACGGAGAAACCATTTCTGTGATGTCTGTCGGGAAGTATGGCATCAACGCACTAATGGCGTATGACTTTCCGCCGGGATAGCGGAGCAACGATTTTGATCTT